GAAACTCATTCAGGTCTTAAAGCTAAATTATTATTAACTGAGATTAAAAATCGCCTTCTATAAGTGAATCGTGCGCTTTTCTTAATTCAGGGTCATTAACATAAGACTCTTGCTTTAATACATCAACAGCATCGAATACCTTTTCAAGTATTTGATTTACTTTATCTTCTAATTCTGGCATTTCTTGTTTAAGTTGTTCTAGTAAATTTACAGCACCTTCTGACGACTCTTCATTTTCATCGTGGATCTTGTCAAATTGAGCATAAGCTTCAAAAATTAAATCTTGATCTGTTTTCATATTAATATTTAATTAAATTTATATTTTGGATCATTAGCACCTGCTAAGTAGCCTTTTAAGATTTCACTTAATGCTGATACTTCCATCGCTACTCTAGCAATCTTCTTTGTTTCAGCATTTGAAATACTATCAAAAATTGTATCAGGCTCAGCTGAGTTAAGAGTTGTTTGAATACTACTTTCAGTACCATTTAAGTATCCGGAAAATTCATCCATCTTACTTATCCAACTATTTAACTCATCATACATCTGTTTTTGCTGATCATTTATGGCATTTGTTACTTCGGCTGGGGCATCTGCACCTAGCTCATCTGCAGCTACATCCTGTAATTCAGAATCTAAAGCTTCACCGTCGGTCAACTCATCCGTCAACTCTTCATCTTGTTCTAAAATTTTTGCAAATCTCTTGGAATACTCATTCATATTTATATTTATGGCAAAACGTATAAATATATACATGAAACAACGATTATTTGAAGACGATCAAATGTATGACGTGCAGAGACAGACATCAGGTATGAGCTCTGAAATAGCTAATCAAGGCCCTATAACAGTTAATAATATATCACATCATAAAAATAATGACGATAATATAGGTAAAAATAAACTGTATCCTATTGATAATATAGAGCATGCCATAGGCGATGCATTCGTTAATATATCGAATGTGCATCAACTTATACAAGTAGCAGAAGAAAATCCTACGTTTGAGAAGCCCCAGCTGTCAGAGCTACAAGATGTATTGAAGGACATGACCAAATTATTAGTTGATTTTGACGAAACATTAGCTAAAATAAAGGGTAATGTTAAGTAAGTTTTTTGTTTCAATCTTTTTAACGATCTCTGTTAGTACAATTATTGGATTAATCTTCAAGAATAATTTTTGGCTGGTCTTTACGTTAGCGTCATTAATTCAGATTGTTGGCTTTTTATTATTTCAGCAAATATATTCAAATAAGCTTACACGGAAGTTCGAAGAGATACGAACTGTACAGATTAAGGAATCGACTAGAAATCTTGTTGAAGTTAATTGCCCGTGTGATGAAGAAAATAAACAAGTTGTCGATTTTCGGTTTGATCGAAAAAATGTATATAAGTGTGAAAAGTGCGGTAAGAACTTTACAGCTGTCGCAACTTTAAATACCATATTAACCACTGATCCTATTTACTTTGAAAAATAATGGATAAATTAGAAGATATAACAACTGAGGTAGCACCTTCTACAATTGGCATCACAAAACAAGATACTGTTAATATAGATGATATTATAACAAAAATTATTTCGACGCTTTATTCAGAAGAGGTAGAGATGTTTAAACTCGGCCAAGTAAAGAGAGGTAATAGACAACTAAATAATTTAGATATATTAAAGGAAGGTCTATATAGAGAAATAGAAACCTTGAATCTTACTAAAACAATTAATGACGATAAGATAGAACGTATCATTAATAGTAAAACGAAAAAGGTTCTACAACAGCAGGTTGATGGTATTATTAGTATATTACAGATGTCCACAGATACTGCAGATAACCGTCACTTCTTATTAGGTTTAATCTTAAGATTACTAATAGAAAAATAGGAACGGAACTATAATATAATAATAATATATGAGTAAGAAGGTAGAAAAAGAGTTGGTGGATAAGCCGCTAAATGAACTAGAACAAGATAACTTAGATTACGTAGCAAGATTTGCGTGCTTAATGTATGGTGTTAATGTAGCAGCTGATGCTGCTGAAAGAATGGGGATGGACACTGAACGTGATAGTAAGTGGATAAAACCTATATTTTTCCAGAAATATATCGACGAGCGGTTTGAAGATATGAAATATAATATTGATAAATCTTTAAAGGGTAAAGAAGATGAAGTATATTCCTGGTAGTCAATTTATAAATAATACCTCTTCCCACGGTAGGTATTTTAAGAGAGGTAAGACATATACTTTAAAGAATATTTCTAAAGATACGTGTGGAATAAATTATATCTTCGAATGTGAAGGTAAAGACAGTAATATTATCTTTAAAACGGTAAAAGAGGCTGATGAATTTTTAGGCAGCTTCTAGTAGTAGTCACCGTATACATCATCATTTGATGACATATCAAAGACATCTTTACTACTCTGGTCAATATCGTATTCATCGTAATTATCTTTCTTACTCTCTGTAGCTGCGTTAACGCCACCAGCCTGTCTCCCAGCAAACTCACCCTCAAATACTTGCGCATTACCACCAGATAGTGGGAATGGTATGTTAGGTTCAAAGCTATAGTCAAGTCGTTTAGCTTTTATAAGAAAAACATAATGACCACCTAACTGATTCATAGAAGCTATATCTTGGTCTAGCTTTTGAGTTATTTCAAAATATTTAGCTTGTCTATTATTAGGTCTATCATTACCAAATTCACTTAATTGAAAGACATCGCCAGCCTTAGGCTCTATAATATCGTGCTGTGTCGACCATACACTAGTGAGGTCGCTAAATGTTGTTTCAAATGATGATATATGTATATACGCTGTAACATCATCATCGCTTTGAAATCCAAATTGTGATAATGTTATCGCATTATCATTAAGCGTTGCTGCTATTACAATATTTCTTGGATCTGCAAACGTCTTAGTTGGTTGCTCACCGTATATATTATCAGCACTAAGAGTATTAAAGGTATTAACAAAATAACTTACTTGAGTACCGAATTGATTTATTTGTTCTCTCCACCAATTACTAAACAATAATCGCTCATTAGGAGAGTTTGCATTACTCTTATCAGTAAATCTGAAGCATGTTTCATCAGACGTTACAATACCTGGAAAGCAATTATTATCATATTTTATACTCATTTTTGTAAAATAAAGTTATTAGTCTTTGGGTCAAAAGATAGCTGTATACCTGTCTTACCTAGTGTCTGGGTTTTGTCTTTATGAGGTACTATTCTAAATGTATCGCGGATATATTTAAGATCTATAGGGGAGCAGACTGCCATTCCTTTATTATCCTTTAATTTTTCGATCTTCTGATTTTTAGAAAGATCCTTCTTCATATAGTCAGGCATTAAGTTTACCCGCTTACGCTGATATGATTTATCAGTATCTGTAAACCCCGTACCTCTATGCCTATGCTTGGTATGATAATCAGAAAAGCTATCCATAATAATATTTAAGCAAAAAAAAGCTGCAACACATGTGTTGCAGCTAATTTTAAATCTTGTTTTACGTTTTATGCGAAGAGCGAGTGTCCAACCTTATTTTTAGTAGAGACTTTATTGTCCTTGCTCATTAATTTGTGACCTTTGCTGCTACCTTCTTCATCACCTTTTTGGCCTTTAACCTTACCATCCGCTTTACCGGTAGTAGCTTTAACAGAACCAACTGTGTTTTTCTTAGATTGTAGTGAATGGCCAGCTGAATCAGGTACTGCTGTAAGCTCTGTAGCTTCTTCAAGCTCATCTTCATCTTCATGCTCACCATCTTCATGCTCTTCCATCTCTTCGTAATCTTCGTGCTCCATATCTTCAGGTTCAGCATCATCATCGGCTTCTTCATCGCCCATTGCTGCCTGTAAAATATCGCAAAGTTGCTTTGCCATATCTTTGTCTAATGTAATAGTAATTTCGTTAGAATCTTCACCAGCATCTTCATCGCCAGTTTCAATACCAAGTGCGTCAAGTTCTTCGTTTGACTCTTGGCCGTCCATTACCTCTTCAAATAATTTATCAAAAACAGATTTCATATTAATATTTATACTCTCCCTATAGTCTTTTTCAACTTTTTCATCAAATTTTTCAGAACTATATTTTTCTGGCTCATAAGCATTAGGCTTACCTTTAGTCTTTTTAGGATCAACAGGCTCATTAACACCATCAATTTCATAAACGGGATCTGTATTACCCTCGCTGCCAGTGTTTTGAATATCTTGTGCCTCTTTTGAATTAAGGTCGACCGCACCTTTACCTGGCTTAGTACCCATTTTCTTATTACCACCCTTAATAGGTCTAGTTGATTTACCTTCTTTAATTATGGTGTCGCTATATATATTCCATATATCGGTTAGATTATTTTTGTTTGCCATGTAAATATTTAATACAAGATGACCAAAAATAAACAAAATTACATGAATAACCCTAATCTACCAGCGGTAGGTGCGGAATTCGAGTATAGTCCCAGTCAAATTAACCAGTTAAAGAAGGCATCTAAGAACCTTTTATACTTTGCTGAAAACTTTTTCTATATTGTTTCTTTGGATGAAGGGAGGCAAAAGATTAAACTGCACTCTCCACAAAAGCGTTCTCTTAGAAAAATGCGTGATAATCGCTTCTTTATACTACTAGCTTCCCGTCAGATAGGTAAAACTACAATGATGACCATATATGCTTTATGGATTGCTTGCTTTAATGAAGACCAACGTATTCTTATTGTCGCAAATAAAGAAGGTACAGCTATAGAAATAATGCAAAGAATCCGAATGGCGTATGAAGAATTACCCAACTGGTTAAAACCAGGTGTAAAAGAATATGGGAAAACATCAGTTACTCTAGCAAATGGTACGCGAATAGGTATATCAACTACCACAGGCACTGCTGCTCGTGGTCAATCAGTTAACTGCCTTATATTAGACGAGCTTGCATTTATCGAGCCTCATTTAGTAGAAGAATTTTGGAAATCAGTATATCCTATTATTTCATCATCTAAAAAATCTAAAAT